TAACCGCTACAACCACCTGGCAACAGGTCAATTAGAAGGAAACAAAATGGCAGGTACAACACCAAATTATGGATTCCCCTATCCAACTAGCACAGATTATGTCCGCGATGGCGCAACAGCAATTGAATCCCTGGCAGATGCTATTGATGCATTTGTGAGTGATTCCGAAGCATCAAACAAACTATTTGACCGCGTTCAAAGCGTGGACCAAAATGTTACATCGTACAGCCGAAGCGTAAGCAACAGCGGCTTTGTTACCCTAAACGCACCAACATCCCTGACCTATTCGGTGACGCTAGGCAAATCGGGCGTGGCGTTGGTTTCATTTGGTGGCAACATTTCAGGTACAACCGCAGGTGTGTTGTATTTTGTTGGCCTAGACATTTCAGGTGGTGGTTTAACAGGGTTCAACGCATCGCAGGCCCGTTCAATCATCTGCACAGGTTCAGGCCGCGGTTCAGGCGCATCAACTGTCGTAGTTGATGGCACACCAGGAGCAACCATCACAATTGCGGTCCAGGGCAAATCAAACAATGCTACGGGTTCAACTGTGACCTTAAATGACCATTACCTAACTGTTTTGTTATTGGGCTAATCATGAGCAAATTAACCGCAAATGAAATCCTGGCAATCGCCTTCAATGAAAATAACTATGTTGAAAAACCTGTCAATGACACCAAATTTGGCAAGCAACTAGGCATCAACCCTGCGCAATGGTGTTACCTGTTTGTGCGTTGGTGCTTTGCCGAAGCGGGCCACCCGAAGGCCATCCCTGGTGGCGCGTACACACCAGCCGCGGTTGAAGGATTCAAATCCAAATTCCAATGGCACACCAAAGGCACACCAAAAGCGGGCGATGTCCTGTTTTTTGACATTCCAGGCGATGGAGTAGATCGCGTATCCCATGCAGGGATTTTTGTTAAAGAATGTTCAGATGGCACATGGCTAACAATGGAAGGCAACACATCACCAACAAAGGATGGAGACCAACGCAATGGCGGCCAGGTAGCCATCAAAAAGCGCAACCCTGCATGGATAGTGGGATGGGGTAGGCCACGCTATGAAGCCGCACCAACCCCAATGGTTGCCGTTATTCGCGCCGAATACCGCGAGGAAACACATCCAAAACCTGTAAAGAAAACAGCAAAAAAGGTGGCTAAAAATGACAAATAAAGAATTAAAAATGATGTTGGCATCATGGGCGCGCGTATTCTTTGCCGCGGGCCTGGCAACCTTCACCGCTGTGGATCGTTGGGATTGGAACATTGCCCTAAACACAGCCCTATGCGCCACAATCCCTGTCATCATTCGCGCCCTAAATCCAAAGGATGCCGCATTTGGAATGAAACTAGGCGATGAATGATGCAACCATCGCAGCGTTGGCAGCGGTAGTCAGCGCGGCTATTTCAGGCTACACAGGCATTAAGGCTAAAAAGGCTGAACGCAATTCCAGGCCCGTATCTAACGGGTTCACCTATGATGTGCGAACGGGGCTGAAACACATCAACGCGCACCTGGATGATGTTCATAAGGACATCCGCGAACTTCGCCAGGCCTTATTGGACCACCTGCAAAACCATCCATAACAGTTTGGTAACAGTTACGACACGCCGCTTACATCCATCTTGACATAACCGACAAAACCGCCAATAATTCTGTTATTGGCAATCGGGCCATGTCGGAAGGAACAAAATGAACAATCACATCACCCGCCACGCAAACGGCCAGGTAAGCACCCGCAACAGCGCAAACCGCATTTACACCCACGCAATTGAATTCACATGGGCAAACGGACAAAAAAAGAATGTTGCCTGGTGTGGAAGCGCAGAATTGGCAGCCAAACAATTGGTCACCTGGACCAATGTTGTGGCCCGCGATTACAAAAAAGAAAATCCAGCAAAATGGCCAACAATCTCAATCGTAGAAGTTGAATTAATCTAATGAATCAATTTTTGAAGCCACACCAGGCCGCGGGAATGTTGGGAGTCCATCCCAACACCCTGCGCAATTGGGTGGAACTAGGCATCATTACTGAACGCCGAACACCAACAAATCACAGGCTGTTTGATAGAAAAGAAATCGAACAGTTGCAACAAAAAATCAATCGGGAAAAGGAATAACAAAAATGACAATCGGGCAATTACTTATCATGTTAATTGGATTCATGGGTGGCGTGTTTGCAGGCTATTTACTGACAGTTGAACACCTGGACCAATACCGCGAGGAAATCAAATTTTGGCGCAATGAAGCATTAAAGGGTGGCCGCAAATGAAGGCCGTTGAAAAATCACTAATCAAACCAAATAACCAATCACGCCAAAATGATTTCAAATTCAGTAGCGATGACATTTGGCGTTGCATGGAAATCCTAAATGAATTCCGCACCTACTGTGGCAAACCTGAATTAGACAAAATAGATCTAGATGACATCACAGTTATCAATTTTTGGTTGGATTTAACAATTGCAGGGCAGGCGAAAAATGTTTAATTTAGATTCTTATCAGACAGTAGATGAACGCATTGCCCTATTTTGGGCTAAGTACCCAAATGGCAGGCTGTCAGTTGAAATTGTGGAATTAACCCGCAATGAAAACGGCCAGGCCGTACAGGTAGTGATGAAGGGTTCAGCCTGGCGTGACATCAATGATGAACATCCAGCCGCGGTTGATTTCGCAGAAGAAACATTAGGCAGCAACCCTGTAAACCGAACATCATTCATAGAAAATTGCAGCACATCAGTTTTAGGCCGCTGTTTAGGGACACTCAATTTCAGCCCTAAAAAACCAAATGGTGAAGCCGCAAACCTACGGCCAACACAAACCGAAATGCAAAAAGCGGAACGCGTAGAAGGCAAAACCATTGAGGGTAACACCACCCGAAGGGATTTCACCGAACCAACACCAGCCCAATTAAACGCAATCACCAAACGCGCAGCCGCATGTGGCGTACCAACGCAGGACATGTTGAAGTTTTGGAACATCATGTTGAACCGCGAACCAAACACCCGCGTATCAAAATTGGATGCATCCAGCATCATGGGAATGGATCGTGAAATTTGGGAATCCACCGCCATCCAAAATGAATGGTATCCAGCATCATGAACCTATTTGGTGAAACCGAACCCGCAAGATGTGAACATAACCAAATCAAAGGGACATTCTGTTCATTGTGTGCCTATGAAGCGGAACGCGTAACCAATGAATCAATCAAACAGGTTGAGGAAAACGCCACAAAAGAATGGATGGATTACGCATGGGAAGCCTTGAAACAGGTTGCCTATGAAAAGAAAACATTGACCACCGATGACATTTGGGCAATCCTGGATAGATACCCAAACATCAAAACCCATGAACCGCGGGCAATGGGCGCAATCATGCGCAAAGCCGTTAAACACAAATGGGTTAAAAAAACAGGTAACTATGTGACCACACGCAGACCAATCGCACACCAAAAACCAATTGCGGTTTGGGAATCCCTGGCATTTGGCCACGCCTATTGGAAGGAATCTTATGAATGAGCCAAAACTAGACCTTGAAGCAAACCTAATTTCATGCAAATCATGTGGGCGCACAATTTGGCGGCCACATTACCCCGAAGGCATCTGCTACATCTGCCAACCAAAGGAAACAAAATGAGCCGTAAACCATCACCATCAAGAATCCGATTCAAAGCGGAACGCAAAACCCGCCGCGCCAATGATCCAATCATCCAGGCAAAAGCCCGCAATCACGCCAAACAAAAGGACACCCAATGACATTAGACATCCGCCAAATCATGCGCACCGAACCAAAAGAATTAGCCAGGTTTGCATCCGATGCGTACCGCGAAGGCGTAACAGACACCCTGCAAGCCATTTTAGGGCGCATGCCAACACTTCCATTAGACATTTTGCAGCGGGTTAGCGATGACCTGGCTGAACGCGTATTCATAGCCGTACAGGACCGCCGCAATGAATGGATTGATGGCCTGGACCATTCCCTATCCGAATCTAAAACTTACATCAGCATGCCAATTGAACGCTACCGCGAATTAAAGGCATTGGAAGGCAATGATGGATGATTTAGTTTTAACCGCTATTCAACGCATACGCCAATTGCACAGCCAATGGCATTTTGGGCCTGATGGCATCATTTGCGCCCATCGTTCACATGCAGGCCAAACCTGCACAGTTCAGGTTGCATGGCCATGCCCAACACTCATAGCCATTGAAGGATTACCCGAATGAGCATCCGCGCAATGGTGTCTGTGTTCGATTTCGCACCCAACCATTGGGACACATCCACACGCCTAGTTGCCCTAGTCATTGCAGATCATGTGAACGATTCAACGGGCGAATGTCATCCATCTGTGTCCCGCATCGCGTATCGTTCAGGACTATCAGCCAGGCAGGTCCGCCGAATCCTGGCCCGATTGGAGAATGAAAATGTCATCCAAAGAATTACCCGATTTGAAAACAATCGCCAAACATCAAACAACTACCTGTGGACAAATCTTGTGGATTTGCCTGATAGGGGTGTCATTGATGACAGGGGGGAGTGTGACACCAGCGACAGGGGCGGGGATGTCACCCATTACAGGGGCGGGGATGTCACCCATGACAGACAGAACCCTAATAGGAACACACCAAATGAACCCGCATAAATTAACCCTTAAAGGTTACGCCAAAAATCAGGTTGAAACCCTGTGGACAAAACGCCAATGGCCATGCCTGAAACAGATCGTGTGGATTGAATCCAGGTGGCATCACCATTCCTACAACCCAACCACAGATGCCTATGGATTAGGCCAACTAATCGGCTCACGCCATTACCTAAAAGGCAAACCGCGCAAACAAATCCGCAAGATGATGGAATACATCCAACACAGATACCCCACAGACCTAGCATGCGAAGCCCTGAAACATCACCAGCGTTGGGATTGGTACTAATGACACGCGAACGCAAGGACCTGGATTCAGCCCAATGGAAAAGAGTTAGACGGGCTGTGCTGAATCGTGACCAACATACCTGCACCTATTGCAATGCCCATGCCACATCTGTGGACCACATAGTCCCACCATCGGTAGCACCTGAAAGGAAACATGACATGGATAACCTGGTGGCCGCATGCATCCCGTGCAATTCAAAACGAGGGGGCGCACAGCGCATCGCGAAGCAAATTTTTTTGGGGTCCAGTTCCACCCCAAGCATAACCGCCAATTTCTCTCTCCCCGACAGGATTTGGCCTGATGCCAGCCCATTTGAATTGGATCCAAAATGATTCAGCCTGATTCACTCCAATCCAGCCTGGCCAGGTCTCTTGAATCTGCATCATGGCTAACCGAAGCCGATTCAGTTTCAGTTGCGTGGGCTTACTACCTGGCCCGCCGTTTAGATGATGGTGCTGAACCTGGCGATGTTGCCCGCTATGGCAAATTGTTTGAAACTGTGACCCGCGATTTAGGTTTAAGCATTGCGGGCAGATTAGGTAAACCTGATGAACCACAAAAAGAATTGAGTCCCCTAGATGTCATCCGTCAAAACCAAAAACCTGTTGGGCAATCCAAAACCCCGCGTAGCGACACCACCAGCAAAGGCAGCGGGAAACCGCCTGCCCGATCTAGTGGCACTAAGCGAAGCACTAGGGCAACCCCTGTTGGAATGGCAAAAAAACGCGGCAGCGGAAATCCTGAAAACAAATGATGATGGCCTGTTCATTCACAAAACATCGGTCATAACCTGCGCCCGTCAAAACGGCAAAACGCATCTAATGCGCATGTTGGTGCTGTGCCATTTGTTCCTGTGGGAATCCAAACTTATTGTGGCCACCGCACAGGACAGGGCTATTGCCCGCGAAACCTTCAAGGCTGTTGCGGACATCATCCAGGAAACAGCCTGGCTTAGGTCAGAATTGAAGGGAACTGTCCGATGGGCTAACGGCCAGGAAACCATTGAAACAAAGGATGGTTCAAGGTTCATCATCGTTGCGCCCAATTCAGGTGCGCGTGGTCTGTCCGCGGATTTTGTCATCATTGATGAGTTACGGGAACACAAAAATGAGGAATCGTTCAGCGCGCTTGCCTACACGACGATGGCCAGGCGTAACGCTACGATGCTTTGCATCAGTAACGCAGGGGATGCTAGTAGTGTGGTGCTAAACAGATTCAAAGATACCGCCCGCCGAATGATTAGCAAAAAGGAATCAGGCCCATTGTTATGGCTTGAATGGTCTGCATCAGAATCCCTGAAAATAGATGATCCAAAAGCGTGGGCCGATGCCAATCCAGCAATGGGAATCACAATCACACCCGATGCCATCCGCGCCCGCCTGCGCGACAATGTGAATGTGTTTCGCACCGAAGTCCTATCCCAATGGGTAACCAATCTCACCAGCCCATTCCCCGAAGGCCTATGGGATTCCTGCCTAGATGAAACCCTGGAAATCCTGCCAGGCAAACCAACATGGTTAGCCCTGGACATCAACCAATTCCGAACCCATTGTGTCCTGGTAGCGGCACAGCAACAGGGCAATTCCATCGCTGTTGGTTTAGTCCAGGAATGGAAATCGGAACGCGTAATGGATGGCATGATAGTTGCCGCGGACATCGCGAACTTTGCCAAAAAATACAATGCCCGAAGCGTGACCATGTTGCGTGATGGTGGCATGTACTTCCAGCCACTATTAGCGCAACAAAGGATCATCACAATGGTTATGAACTTTGTTGAGTACGCGCAGGCCTGTGATGAACTATTAGGCGCGATGGCAGGTGGCCGATTGAAACACAAAGGCCAGGCCACATTGAATGAACACATCCACAATGCAGCCAAATACCAGGTGGGCGAAACAGGTTGGCGAATTGGGCGTAAGGATGCTGAATCCGAAGTGATGTCGGCTGTGGCATTAGCGATGGTGGTTCACCACGCAACACCGAAGGCAGCAATTGCGCGAATCGTTAGCGCATAAAAAGACCCGCCAGGTGGAACGGGGGGAACACCTGGCGGGCGATTGAGAGATGACGGAAGGGACTCTCTACCCCGAATGATAAATGAAAAATCTTTGTGGCACAATACGCAACGCGCCTGGCTGTTTTTACAGGGGAAGGTAGCGGCAGCCAGGCGCACCAAATGCGACACACCGACAAACCAACAATTCCAACATTTGCCATTTGCATGTGGTAAGGGTGTGACACAATACGCACATGGGTTTGTTTGATTCATTCCGCGTGTCAGCCACGCTTGCCGAAATGGAAGCGGATTTGAAGGCATCGGTTAAACCATTTGTTTATCCAACTTTATCTAATCTAATTGGGCAATCTGAAACCTATTCAGTTACACGCGTTGAAGCGATGAGCATCCCAACTGTTGCCAGGTCCCGCAACGCAATCATTAATGTTTTGTCACCGATGCCGCTTGAACTGTGGTCAAGCAACGGCCAGCGTTTAGCCGCACCAGCCTGGTGCATCCAACCTGACCCATCCTGTGCGCGAACCACCACAATGGCATGGACCATTGATGATCTAATTTTTTACGGCATGGCGTTTTGGCAGGTAGTTGAAATTTATGCCACCGATTCCAGGCCAGCACGATTCACCCGCATTGACCCCACCCGCGTATCGTGGGAGACCAACGCAGATGGCACAAAAGTTACAGCCTGGATGGTTGATGGAAACATTGTTCCAAAATCAGGTTTAGGTTCACTCATCCAATTTGCAGGCAACGATGAAGGCGTATTAGCGCGCGGCGGGGTAACCATCCGCACAGCCGCCGCATTGGAACGCGCAGCCCTGGTCTATGCATCAGACCCAATGCCGCAAGGTGTTTTGAAAAACACAGGTTTTGATTTAGAGGAAGCACAAATCCAGGAACTGTTAGCCAATTGGAAACAATCACGCCAAACAAAAGGCACAGCGTATTTAGCAAATAACCTGGATTACCAAACCATCGGATTTGACCCGCAGAAACTTCAATTGTCGGAAGCCAGGAATTACATGGCAACCGAATTGAGCCGCATGATGAATGTTGATGCATCAATCACCGATGCACCATCAGGCGAATCCATGACATACAACAACGCACTAGATCGCAAGCGTGATTTTGTGTTCACCACATTGGCAGGTTACATCAGCGTTATTGAACACACCCTGTCAATGGAAAATGTGACACCGCGTGGCCAATACATCCGAATGGGTGTGGATTCATACCTTCGCCTGAACCCAAATGAGCAGGCGGATTACATGATTAAATTGATTCAAGCGGGCATCATGACCATTGATGAAGCGCGCGCCCAACTAGACACAATCAAAGGAACATGATGAAAGTTTCAATGAACCTTGACCTGGTGGCAGCGGATGTTGAATCCCGCACAATCACAGGCATCATCGCACCATTTGAAACCACAGGCACACCAAACATTGGCCAGGTTCAATTTGGCAAAGGCTCACTAAACATCACTAACCCAACAGACATTTTGTTATTCAGCGAACATGACATGTCCAAACCGCTAGGCCGAATGATTGAAGCCAGCGAAACAGACACCGCGCTAATTGGAAAATTCAAAATCGCTAACACACAAATTGGAACAGATCATCTAATTGAAGCCAGCGAAGGTTTGCGCAGCGGGTTAAGTGTTGGCGCACAAATCCGCGAATGGGATTTGATTGATTCTGTCTACCATGTGACCGCCGCCGATGTGGTAGAGGTCAGCATGGTTACACGCCCCGCCTTCCGCGATGCCCAAATTAGTCAGGTAATCGCAACATCCAGCGAATCGGAAACCGAAATCACCACACCATCAGCCGATGGTGCGGAAACCAAAGAAAAGGATAGTGAAGTGGAAAAAGAAACCACCGAACCAGCCGAAACTGTGGAAACAGTTGAAGCATCCGCCGCACCACAAACCATTGGTGTGGCTTACACCGCCCCGCGCGTAAACCTAGACATTACCGCAAGCGAATACATTGATACCTTCATCAAAGCAAATCGCGGTGATGAAAACGCAATGATGACAGTTCGCGCCGCTGTTGCAACCGATGTTTTGGCAGACAATCTAGGCGTTATCCCACAACGCTACATGACAGACATCTTGAACAATGGCATTGTTGATGGCCGCCGCCCATTCATTGACCGCATCACCCGCATGGCATTGCCACAGGGTGGTCAAAAATTCTATGTCCCAAATTGGGTAACAGGACCATCAGCCGCGGTCACAGGCGAGAATGTTCAATTCTCATCAACCGCAACTGAAATTGACAGCATTGAAGTAACCAAAGAAAAGATTGGTTCAGTAAACAATGTGTCATTGGAGACCTTGACATTCTCTGACCCTTCATACCTGGAACAATTGATTAGCGCACAAATTGCCGCGATCTACCAGGAACAGGACACAGTTGCAATCACCGCAGCATTAGCAGGCGCAGGCGCATCAAGCGGCACAGGCTATGTTGCAGCAATCAGCGATGGTATTGCGGACTCAGGTGCAGTAATGCGCCGTGACCCGTCATTACTTCTATGCGGTTCAGCAGCGTTCAGCGGTTTGCGTGCAGCCGTTGATGATTCAGGCCGCCCATTGTTTAACGCACTAGGCCAGGCTGTGAACGCAGCAGGTCTACGCCTAAGCGATGGCATGGATGTTTTGGGTCTAGATGCGTTTGTTGATTACAACGCAACCAGCACCGATTTGGCTGTCCTGCATCGTGATTCTGTCCGTTGGTACGAAAACGGCTCACCTGTAACCATCCGCCTTGCATACGCATCTAACGGCTCACTAGATGTTGCCGCTTATGCATGGCATGGCATCGCAGTTGCAGCACCGACATCTGTCCGTGAAGTAACTGTCCTGTAACACAGACAGGGTGGGCCTGTTCCCGATTACAGGCCCACCCACCCCAACATTGAAAGGAACGCGATGTCTATCGTGACCACCGCTGAATTGCGTGAAGCAATGTCAATTGGTGCAATGTATTCAGACCCTGAATTACAGGATGTTATTGATAGCGCAGAATTGTTAATCCTAAAAATGTTGGTATCAAATCAATACCTGGTGGAATACTCTGAACTAACAGACAATGTTGCGACAGTTACCACCACCGCGCCACATCGTTTTGTGGTAGGCCAAACCATCACCACAGATTTGGGCCAACCATTTAATGGATCTAATGTGATTACCGCGGTCACAGAATTTACAATTTCATGGGCTAAAACCCACGCAGACCACCCAAAAATCCATGTGTTCCCATTGGGTAAGGTTGGCATTGAAGCGGACTATTCAGACAATCCAGCGATTCACCAGGCATGTTTGATGACAGCCATTGACATTTGGCAGGCCCACTATTCAGCGAACGGCCAGGCTGTCAGCCTGGATGGTACGCCTAGCCCATACAGAATGGGCCAAAGTTTGATGGCAAGAGTCCGCGGGCTTATTGGCGTTTGGATTGACACTAGAAACCTTGCAGGCTAATCATGGCCACATTCACAGATGTACGCGAAGCAATTGCAACAGCCATTGAGGATGACAGCCTTTACAATGTTATCGCTTACCCTGTCGCAACACCAATGCCAAACACAGTAGTGGTGCTACCAGCAGACCCATACATCACACCAAACACAATCGGATCTACATCATTTGACATGAACTTCAATTTGGAGTGTTACACCAACACCGCCGACAATGAAGCAGATTTAGTGGCAATGGAAAACATCATTGAAACTGTCCTAAATCTTATCCCTGACTACGCTGTCATTAGCAGCGTAACCGCACCCGATGTGTTCACAGCGGGCAGCACCTATCTAACCCGCGCGGACATTTCAATCCGCCTAACCGCATCTATGGAGTAAACAATGGCAACTGTCATCAATACGGGGCAATCGCTCACACTCACAATTAATAGTGTGTCGCGGTCTGCCCAAATCACTAACGCACAACTAATGCCCAGCCCACAAAGGAACCGCTATGTGTTGATAGGCGGAACCGAAACACAAAAGGTAGTTGATGCTACTTACACCCTGTCATGCGATGTCCTGTTGGATTGGGATTCAGCGGTCACAGGATTTGCAGAAACCCTATGGGATGCTTATGTGTCTGACCCTGACCAAACACTTCCATTTGTGTTAAGCATCAATGGCAACACCTTCACAGGTGATCTCTATGTGGAAATGCCACCAGCGGGCGGACCTTCAAACGATGCACACACCTGGTCAGCAACATTCCAGGTTGATGGAATTCCAACAAAGGCCTGATGAATCATGCAGGACATTTGGACAATTACCTATCGGGACAGCACATCGGAAACTGTGGAAATTACCTTTGATGCCCTGTGCCAATTTGAAGAAAAATTCAACAAATCACCATTGTTGGTTTCAGAAAATGTATTCCCTGCCGCGCTGTCATGGGTGCTGTGGCGTTGCCTGGCAGATGAAGGGCGTTGCATTGAAACCTATGAAGTTTGGCGCAAACGCATCGCCGAACTAAACAAAATGGAAGGCGTTGAAAACCAAAACCCTACGCAACCGACAGCCTAAATCGGACCATCATTCACCTGGCAATTGAAACAGGAATCCCAATGAGTGAATGGAAGGCTGTCGGTTACAGGGGAATCGTAACCGCAATAGAAATTTTGAAGGATAGAAATGAGCAGGTTAATCGCCACCAGCGTTGATGCCAGGGCGATTCACCTTGCGTTTAGCCGTTTGCCAAAAGATGTGCAAAAGGAAATTCGCCAAACCTTCCGCCCACTATCCAACAAATTAGCGCACGATCTAAAAACTTATCCAGGCCCTAAACCGCCCCAATACGATTTGATAGAAAATGCAATCCTGCCTAAAACTGACCGCCAAATCCGCGTTCAGGTTGGTGGCAAAAAAAAGGTTGGCAGGGCATACAAACGCTACCAAAAATTTACAGGCCGCGATGGTCAGGTACGCCGCTCAAAATTCAATGTTCAACCTGGATTCAAAGCATCTGCGGGCGCGTTGGTTCATGGTGTGGAATTTGGTTCATCAGGCAAAATGAAGGACCGCAAAGGCCGCAACATGGGCAAACGATTTGTGTTGCCACATAACCCGCGGGGCTACTTCATTAATCCAACCATTGAACGATTTGCACCTGAACTTTATGAGGTTTGGAAAAACACAATTTTGAAGGCGGCTAGAAAAGCAGGCTTACCAGCGCGGCAAGCAGGGTTTGGAGACAGGATTTAATCATGGCATTTGGTAGCAAATTTGCGGGCATTGAAGTAAAGATTGGCGCAGACACATCCAGGTTAGGGCGCGACATGCGCAAGGCAGATGGAATCGTTGGCCGATTTAGTAAAGCCGCATCAAATGCGTTGATGGGTGTTGGTGTAGCCGCGGCAGGTGCAGCAATCAAAATTGGTGTTGATGGTGTCAAGGCTTACATTGAGGATGAAAAGGCAGCCCGAAAATTAGCGGTAACCCTGGAAAATGTTGCAAATGCTAAAAAGGAACAAATTGCCAGCGTTGAGGAATACATAACCAAAACCATGTTTGCCACAGGTGTTGCAGATGATGAACTAAGGCCAGCGATGGCGCGCCTGTTACGATCTACACAGGACATCACCAAATCACAAAAATTGTTAAATTTGAGTTTAGACATAAGTGCGGGTACAGGAAAAAGTTTAGATTCTGTGGCCGCGGCATTAGGTAAAAGTTATGACGGCAGCAATGCATCATTGGGCCGTTTAGGTTTAGGCCTAGATTCTGCAATCCTAAAAGAAGGTAAATTCAGCGACATAACAAAACAATTGCGCAAGGACTTCCAGGGGTTTGCCGAAGCGGATGCCAACACTATGGAAGGCAAATTGGCGCGCCTTAATTTGCGTTGGCAAGAAACTAAGGAACAAATTGGCGGGGTAATCCTTGAAGGTTTAGAGCCGCTCATGGATTGGTTTGAAACCGCGGAAGGACAAAAAACCATAGAGAATCTGATGGGCAGCATGGTCAATGGGTTCAAAACTCTGGCTGAAAACCTGCCTGAAATCATTGAAGGTATCAAAACCATCATGAACACATTTAAGGATTCTAAAATTGATTTAACAGCATTTGCGGACCCAAAACTATTAGCCGCAGCAATGGCCTGGAAATACACACCTGGCCCATTCCAAATCAAAGCAATTGCCGCATTGGCCGCCTACCAATTGGGCGATGCCCGCGCCCAAACGGGCGATGAAGCCATCCAAACCACATTGCGAACAGCCATCGGTAGCACTCCCGAAGTGGCCGCAAAGTTGCGCAAAGAATCCAAATTCACAGGTTCATTTGCAGATTTGGCAATGCAGCAAAGTTCATTTGATTACGCCATGAACGCGCAACAGGGATTAGGACAGGCAGGCTACACAGGCAGTAATTTCCTAGGCGGGGTTGGTGCAATAGGTTCAAGGCGGGCAGGCCAAATGGCGTTAAACAATGTGAACATCACAATTAATCAGGCCGTAGATCCAAAACAAACCGCAATTAGTGTGCAACGCGCAATAGCAAAAGCCGAACGCATGGGAATTAACACCAATTTGTTAGGCAAAGGTTTAGGTAACTGATGGCCTACACAGTTACATTCACAATTGATGGGCAAGGTTCACTCACAGTAGGTGAACAATTGAACCTGTTGAGCATCAGCGCGGGTTCAGGCGATGGCATGGATGTTCCGCAACCATCCCAATTGACCGCATCATTCCTGATTGATTCCACAGACCAGGCAGGCCCATTTTGGTTAGGCCGCCAAATCCAGGTGGCAGTAACCCCAACAGGCCAAACAGCGTTTGATGTGTTTTGGGGTAGCGTGGATACAGTAAATGTGCAGGCCGTTAATTCCGAAGGCACATCAGCCATTGTGAGCCTGACAGCAACTTCACAGATGGCGAAGTTACAAAATACACAGGTTGGCGGG